CCGGATGGAGGAACCGTGAGCTTCGGCATCGACATGCCTCCGGACAGGAGCGTGCTGACCATCGGAGCCGCGCTACGGTACGCGGACGGTTCGGCCATCATCCAGATGGCGAACATCAAGGACGCGCGGCAGGCGGGAACCATGTGGGCCGTGGACTGGCTCGCCGAACGCTGGCCGAAGACCGCCAGCGTGGTCATCGACGCGCAGTCGCCCGCTATGAGCCTGCTGCCGGAACTGAAGAAAGCACATGTGAAGGTCACGGTCACGAACATGCAGGAGATGGGCCGCGCATGCGGCCGGTTCCTCGACATGCTCAAAGCCGGAACGCTCAAGCACCCGCGGGACGAATACCAGCCGCAGCTGGCCGCAGCCGTCAAGGGCGCGACCACGCGCCCATTGGGACAGTCCGGCGCGATCGCCTGGAACAAACTCGGCAGTGACATCGACATAACCCCGCTCGTATCCACCACACTCGCCCTGTACGGGGCGTGCACGACGAAGCGACATCCGGGAAGACGACAGATCATCGGAGGAATCTAAATGAGCGACATCCAGACAACGGCAGCGCCGGACGGGTGGAAACCTACGGGAGGAGCCGGAACGGTGCCGAAACTCGTCGTACCGACGCACATCGACGGACTCTCCGGTGAGGAGAACGCGTTGCTGCGTGAACTCGCCGAGGTGTGGACGCGCCATGCGAGCCGCAACCGAACACTCACCGCTTACTACGAGGCCAAGGAGCCACTGGTTGATTTTGGACTGACTGTGCCGAAGTCCATCAAGGATCATTACACGCCGCTTGGGTGGGCGCGCAAGGCTGTGGATATGCTCGCCGAGCTTTGCGTGTTCGAGGGATTCGTCTCGCCGGGCGTGGACGACCCGTTCGAACTGCAGGACTTCATGAGCCGCATCGGATTCACTAGCGTTCTGCAGCAGGCCATCCAGACTGCACTCATTCACGGCTGTTCGTTCCTCAGCGTCGTCCAGGACTTCGAAGGAAGACCGCTCATCCGCACGCATACCGCGGAAAGCTCGGCCGCCGTCTGGGATTACCCCAACCGGCGGGTCAGGGCGTGCATGGCCATCACCGACGTCGACGACAACAATGAGGCCACCGGACTCGTGCTCTACATGCCCGACCGCAACATCAGCGTGCAGCGCCGTCTCGGCTACTGGTGGCGCGTGGACGATGAGCAACCCACCATCGACAACGAGTGCAGTGTGTTCCGCCTCGCCTACAAGGCTACCGAGGTCAAACCGTTCGGACGCTCCCGCATCAGCCGGGACGCTATGGCCATCATCGACGGCGCGAACCGCACCATCGTGCGCGCCGAAGCGAATGCCGAATTCTACGCGTTCCCAAAAATCCTGCTGACAGGCACTTCCGAAGAACTCGCCTCATTGGGCACGGACGACGCGTTAAAGCTTTATATGGGTCGCTACAACATGATCAGCAAGGACATCGACGGGCAGTCCCCGACCGTGACACAACTGGCCGCGTCCAGCATGGACCCGCACTTGACGATGCTGAAAAGCTGGGCCGCCATGTTCGCCAGCGCGATGAACATTCCCGCCAGCTCGCTCGGCATCGTGTCCGACGCGAATCCGACATCCGCCGACGCGACCGAGGCGCAGCGCGAGGACCTGATCATCGAGGCGCGCCATTGCGATCGCGATTTCGGTGAATCGATCCTGCAGGCAGCCCGTCTTGTGGCACGGATGCAGGATCCATCCGTGCCCGACGAGGAGCTGATGAAACTGCAGGTCGACTGGAAGAACCCGAACACGCCGTCGAGCTCCATGAGCGCCGACGCATTCAGCAAGCTCGCTGGAAGCATCGACTCGTTCGCCAACAGCGAGGTCGGCATGACACGCGCCGGATTGAGCCGAAGCGAGATTGTCCGGCTGAAGGCCGACCAGCGCAAGGCCCAGGCCGGTCAGGTACTCGATCAGATTCGAGGCATGCGCCAACAGACGGAGCAGCAGACCGATACGGCGGCGAGGGAAGGCGGTATGAATGAGCCCGAACAGTCTGAACCTGCCGCCGGAACGACGCAGAAGGCTTGAACTCGACCTCAATGATTTGTACGAGGATTACACGGACACCATGAGCCGCCTGCAGAAGGAGGCCGGCAACAGTGTCTCGGGCCTCGTCTGGGACGGTGAAAGCCAGGAGCTCATCAAAGCGGAGATCAACCGGTATGCCGACGCCGCCAGCAGGCTCGCATCCGACTACTACGGCCACGTACGCGACCTGTGGGCGCAGTACGGCGGAATCGATATGCCGGAATACGAGCCGCCTTCCATCACCGCCGACCGCGCGGTCTGGCAGATGGAAGGCGGTTTCAACAACACTGACTTCATGGGATTGCACTACAAGGATGTCATTCCAGATGAAAACGGAGCCGTTCACAACAACGCCGGAAGAACCATCGACGACCTGTGGCCCACGTTCGCTGACGAGGAGCAGGCGCTGGAATACGTGCAGAATCTGATTCAGACCGTCGGGCGGCTGACCATGCAGAGGGCTGTGGCCAACGATCCCACCAAGCCTCGCTGGGCGCGTGTGCCGCGAGGGGCTAAGACATGCGCGTTCTGCCTTATGCTCGCCTCGCGTGGCTTCGCCTACCTGAGCGAGGACACCGCCGGACGGCAGATGCAATACCATACGGACTGCGACTGCGACATCGTGCCAAGCTGGGGCAGCAGCAAACTCAAAGGATACGATCCGGACAAGTATCGTGAAATGTACCAGGCAGCCAAGGCTGCGGCCGGCGATGACGGCGACTGGCGTGACACGCTAGCCCAATTGAGACGCATCTATCACGATGAGGTCAATGATGGTGTGACTGCCCAACCGACGATTCGATGGAGCGGCAAATCGATTCCAATCAGTGCTTCCGAACTATCGAGATTGTCGGATTATAGCGTCAGGATGCCTGGAGATAGATTCTCCAACGACGAGAAGATCGCGGCTTTGATGGATTGGACCGGAGACAGCTACAAAAGTATCAACGGCTACCTGTTCGGCGGACGAAACCCGTCGAAAGACGTCATCCATCAGGTCGAATGCATCGACGAAGCGATATCCGACCATATCACCCGAGAACGTTTCACGGTCGACAGGCAGATGCGGTTGTCGACGTTCCACGTCAACGACATGGAGTCGCTTTTCGATTTGAATACCGGTCGCACCTTCGAACACATCGGCTACATGGCCACCAGCATCAAGGAGGGAGGCATTGACGTTGATGGGGAAGACCGCATCGCCACAAGAATCCTGGTACCGCCGGGAAGCGCCGGCGTATATGTGGAGCCGATCACTCAGCATCCGGGAGAATACGAAATTCTTCTGCCGAGAGGAAAGGCTCTTCGTTTCGAAGGGCTTGGAGCATCCGACGGCAGACCGATCGTTTATCTGAGACTGCTATGATTGAGCCTATGGATCGTTCCGACCGTTTCACGTTTATGTCCGGTGATTTGAAGGAAGTCACCGATGAGCGCCATCTTGCGGAAATCAAACGCAAGTATGGCGATATCTCCATGCCGCAGGACGAATATGAATGGGTCAGGAACGAAGGAAAGAAGCGCTGGTCCGTCGGCGACTATGTGTCGACCGACGAGCTGCGGTCCGAATACGCGCGAAGAAAAGCGCTGGGAAATCTCTGAATCCCAGAAAGCCATCACGTCGAAACGTGATGGCTTTTCTTTTACCTTTCACACCCCAGCGATGGGGCGGGGCGCAGCCATGCGCGAAACCAACAAGAATGGCCGTCAACTCGCCGGCGTCAGGCGTGGAAACCAAGAACAAGCAAAGGAGCCACCAACCATGGCAGAAGAAAACCAGACCGGCGCAGACGGCCAACAGGAGCCGGAACAGCGCACTCCGGCCCCAAAGGACGTGAACAACGCGAAGCCGAGGACCTTCACCCAGGAGGAAGTCGACCGCATAATCAACGAGCGTCTCGGCAGGGAACGCGGCAGGAAAAGCGACTACGAGGAGCTCAAGGAGAAGGCCGGACAGACAGCCGACCTCGAATCGAAGCTCTCCAAGGCGCTCGAGGAGAACGAGAAGCTCAAAAGCGAAGCCAAACAGGCCGAACACGAGAAGGAGCTCTCCACGATACGCGCCAACGTCGCGGCCAAACACGGCATCACCGACCCGAGCGTCCTCGCGGGCGACGACGAGAAGCAGATCGGCGAATACGCCGAGAAACTCATGAAGGTGTTCGCCGACATGCGTTCCCGAGGAACGGTCGCGGACCAGAGCGCCCGCACCGGACAGGCCAAGACTAAACATTCCAGCCGCGAGGACTTCGTCAACGCCATGAGCAACACGCTCCTGTGAGCCAACCAGCAAACAACATTCATTTGAAAGGACAAATCATGACAGATCCGTCCATGACCCGAAAAAGCAACGGTCTAGACCTCACCCCTGAAACCCAGGCGGAGATCTGGCAGACCGCAAAATACCAGAGCGCGTTCATGCAGCTCGTGCCGGAGATGAAACTGCCCGGCAACGGCGCTCGCGTGCCGATCATCATCGGCGACCCGGAGGCCGCATGGGTCAACGAGGGCGCCGAGAAGCCGAAGAGCGGCGTCACCTTCGGCAAGAAGGACATGCTGCCGTACACCATCGCGGTCATCATGCCGTTCTCCAACCAGTTCCGCCGTGACTTCGGCGCTCTCTACGACCAAGTCGTCGCGAATGGGCCAGGTGCCATCGCCCGCACGTTCGACAAGACCATCATGGGCCTCGTCGACGCTCCGGGAGCGGACTTCGACACCCTGAAGAGCGCGCAGACCGTCAGCATCGGCAAGGATGTGTGGAAGAACCTGAACAAGGCCGACGACCTCGTGTCCGAAGCGGATGGAACCGTGGACGGTTGGGCGTTGAGCACTCAGGGGCGCAGTGTGCTCCGTCAGGCGACCGACAACAACGGACGCCCCCTGTTCCTTAACGGCACCGCCGCCTCCGACGTAAGTACTGTGCTCGGCAACCGCACCTACATCAGCAAGGGCGTGCATGTACCCGCAGTATCCGCATCACCGGGACCTGCCAAGGCAGAGATCCTTGGCGTGTGCGGAGAATTCTCTTCCGCCGCATGGGGCTCCGTCGAAGGAATGCAGACCAGCATCTCCGACCAGGCGTCCATCACCATCGACGGCAAGCAGGTAAACCTGTGGGAGCACAACATGTTCGCCGTCCGAATCGAAATCGAAGTCGGGTTCCGTATCCGCGACATCAACCGCTTCGTCCTGCTCACCGCCTGACGGAGTCCGACATGACGGACGAACCGGACATGTTCGCCACCTCCGACGACCTCGAACGGAGGTGGCACAAGCTCACCGACGAGGAACGTCAGAAAGCCGACACGCATCTCGCGGACGTGACCGACTACATCAAGGAACGCTCGCCCATCTGGCAGCGGCTCCGCGAAGAACGGCCACGCCTGCTGACGAAGATCACCTGCGACATCGTCCGCAGAATCATGCAGGCCGACCCGTACGACATTCCCGGCGGCATCACGCAGATGAACCAGACCACCGGCAGCTTCAGCGAACAATACAGTTTCGGAGCGCCCACCGGCGATCTCTGGCTGCGCGACGACGAGAAACGCATCCTTGGCATCAACGCTCAGCGCGCGTTCAGCGTCGACATGGCAACGGGGGAGACGTCCTAGTGGAAACCATCGAAGTGTGGCGCGGCCAGTCCACCACCGACACGGACGGCAACCCCATCCAGGGCAAACCCGCCCGCGTCGGCACGTTCCAGGCGATGGTCGCGCCAACCTCCACCACCGACCAGACCGAGGAGAACGCCAGCCCGCAGACCACCGAATACACGATCCACATCCGCGGAAACCAACCGACCGGCATCCAGGCCACCGACCTGATCAAAGTCAGGGGCCGGCTGCTGCCCGTCAAGGGCAAGCCGCAGGTGTGGGACAACCTCCACGGGCGCCACGTCGGCGACGTGATCACCGTGGGCGAACGGGAAGGATAAGCATGGCCAAACGATGCAGATTCGTATTCAACCGCAAGGCGTTCAGCCAGCAGGTGCTGAAGAACGAGACGCTGCAGGACCGCATGCGGGAAGCCGCCCACGAGGCAGTCACCGACAGCCGGTGCATGGTCCGCGACCATGACGGCAAGAACCGTAGCGGCGTGGCGATCATCTGCCCGGCACCGGTGGAGAAGGCGCACGGCACGTTGGAGGACACGCTCGGAAGGATGCGCGTATGAGCATCCCGGTCACTCCCCGGCGCACGGAACCCCTGCTCCTGCCCAAACTGAGGACACTGTTCCCGGACGTGACGTTCGACACCATCGAACGAAGCGACCTCGAACCTCCCTTCACCGAAGCCACGCTGGCCGACTCCATGCAAGGCATGAGCACCCCAATCTCGCAGTACGTGCGGCTGCGGTTGAGCGTGCGATGCATGAGAGAGGACCATACGGGCGACTGGGACAAGGCCGCACGCGTGTGGGCGGCCATCGCGAGGGAGATCATCGGGCTTGGAAACGTCGCGCCGCTCATCGACGCGTCACTCGAATCCGGGCCGGTACGCATGACTGACGAGGACAAGAGACTGGTGTGCGCGTACGGCGTGCTCCTGCTCCAGGTCACCGTCAACTGAAACACAACCAAAGACAACGTGCCGCCACACGCGAAGAACGGAAAGGTGCAGACGAATGTCTGACAACAACGAAAAAACCACCGTCGCCGCGCAGGGCGCGACCGACTACGGGTACGTGTCCAGCGGCAACACCGCAGGCAACGTGCGCCTGATCAAGAACTACGCGCTGTTCCTGTTCCCCAAGGGCGACAGCACGTTCGTGGCTCCGACCGGAGTGGCCTGGACCCCGCCGGCAAGCAAGAAGCCGATCGGCTACTCCACGGAGGACGGCGCCGTACTGCATCCGGAACCGGGCGACAGCACCGACTACAAGGCCCACAACGGCGACATCGTGCTGTCCGACACGGATCCGGGCTACTGGACCCTGCAGCTCGCCGCCATGGAGGGCCGCAAGGATGTGGTGTCGGCCTACTTCGACGTGGACGTCGATTCGGACGGCGGCATCAGCATCAAGGGCGCCGGATTGAAGAAGGAGTGGATCCTCGTGCTGGTCGCGCTCGACCAGCAGGACCGTCCGTTCCTCCTGTACGGCACCAACGCGAAGGTGAGCGACCGTGACGACGTGAGCCTGAAATCCAGCGAGATCATGAACTTCAGCATGACGTTCAAGATGCTCAAGGGCACCAACGGCGAACAGTTCCACGCATGGGGCCTCGTCACCGACTCATCCAAGTGAGTCCATTGATTCTTCCCGTGCGGACGATGGCGGTCGGACGCACGGGATCCCTTTCACTAACCGCCACCGAACGAACGGAGCCAACATGAGCGACAAAGAATACCATGTCGTGGACGTAGACCTGACCGAAGCGGAAGAGCTCAAACCCGACGTGCACCTCGAGGTCGCCGGCGTCAAACTCGACCTGCCGAACCTCAACAACGCGGAACTGCCCATCGAACTCGTCCAGGCCATCCTCCTGGTCAAAAGCAAGCCCGCATTGTCCGACGAGGAAACCACGGCCTGCGTGAGCACGTTCCTCGCCTACTTCCAGACGATGCAGCCGAACTTCTGGAACGTGCTACGCAAGACCAAACGTCCGATGGCCTACCTCACCGCGACCATCAAGGCGTGGGCCGAGGAATCCGGACTGGACCCAAAAGCGTTTACCTCGCCCACCTCTGGAACAACCACCGCGCGGCGTTAGCCTACGACTGGATCCGAGCGTACGGGCAGATCTACAGGCCCGTACGCTTCCGGGAATGGGTTGAAGGCCAACGTCCACGAGTCGATTGGGGACTCGCCTGGGCGTTGACCCGCGAAATCCTCAAAGACCATACGAGCCACTCGTGGATGGCGTTGCAGAACGCCGTCTACGCGCCCGATGGAGCCGAACAGGCGGTCTGGACGCTGTCCGGACAACGCAAACGCCCATGGTTCGACCACGAGCACGACCCGCTCCGCCCGCCAACCACGACGCACAACCTCACCCGCCGTCAACGCGAGGACAGGGAACGGCTCAAAGCCTACTTCCACATCAACGACGACCTCTGACTCCGACCGCCATCGGAATCCCGACACACAGTAAGGAGCACGATGGCAGCACAGGACATAGGCGTCGCATACGTCCACGTCGAACCATCCGGCAAAGGATTCGGCAAAAGCATCGAAGGCGACATCGGCGACGCCGTCAACAAAGCCTCCAAGAAAAGCTCCAACACCCTCATCTCGAAGATCGGCGGAGCATTCGGCAAGATCGGCAAGGTCGGCACAGGCGCGATCGCCACCCTCGCCGGCGGCATCACCGCATTGGCCGCCAAGGGCGGCTTCACGCGCGCCCTCAACATCGAGAACGCGCAGGCCAAGCTCAAGGGCCTCGGCCACGACAGCGCGAGCGTCACCGAGATCATGAACGACGCCCTCGCATCCGTCAAGGGCACCGCGTTCGGCCTCGGCGACGCCGCCACCGTCGCGGCCAGCCTGTCCGCCTCCGGCGTCAAGGAGGGCGGCGAGCTCACACAGGTCCTCAAGACCGTGGCCGACACCGCGCAGATCAGCGGCCGCAGCCTGACCGACATCGGCACGATCTTCGGATCGGTCGCCGCCCGAGGAAAACTCCAGGGCGACGACATGCTCCAGCTCATGTCGAGCGGCATCCCGGTCCTCCAGATGCTCGGCAAGCATCTGAACAAGACCAGCGCCGAAGTGTCCGACATGGTCTCGGACGGCAAGATCGACTTCCAGACCTTCGCCGACGCCATGAAGGAAGGCCTAGGCGGTGCCGCACAAAGCGCCGGAACGACGTTCGCCGGCGCGCTGGCGAACGTGAAGGCCGCGTTGAGCCGACTCGGCGAGACCGCAGCCACGCCCGTCCTCAACGGACTGCGCGGACTGTTCAACCAGGCCATACCGCTCATCGACGCGTTCACCGCGGCGGCGTCCCCGACTTTGGAGAAGGTCGGCGCGGGATTGCAGAAGGGATTGGAACAGGCCATCCCCACGGTCACCGCCTTCTTCGACAAGCTCGGCAAAAGCCAGACCGTCCAGCAGTTCGCCTCCTATCTCGCTTCCCTCAAGGACGATTTGAAGGAACTCGGCTCATCCCTGTCGGGAGCTGCCGGAGCCGTCTGGAACGTGATCTCCGAACCGCTCTCCGAACTCTACAATCAGGCGAAAGGACAATTGCCGGCGGTCGCTGACGGATTCAAAACACTCCTGCATGCCGTGTCAGGTCTTCTTGACTACGTGGCGGCGCATGCCGACGCCATCATCCCGCTGGCCAAGGGAATCGCCGCGTTCGTCCTCGCCAGCAAAGGCATCAGCGCGGTATCAGCCGGGCTGAAAACGGTTTCTGGTGGACTGAAGGCCATTTCCGCGACTGCCTCCGGTGTGGAGAAGACCGCTACGTCCGCTTTCGACCTGATTGGCAAGATCTCCGACGCGGGAAGCGCGGCCGGAGGACTGAAGCAACTCGCCGGCTCGTTCAATATTGTCAAGGCAGCTCAATCGGCGTGGAGCGCGGTGACCAAGGCTGCTACCGCCGTGCAGCTGGCATTCAGCGCTGCCTTGGATGCGAATCCGATCGGCATGCTTGTCGTGGCCATCGGCGCGGTCGTCGCCGCGCTGACATGGTTCTTCACCCAAACCGAAACCGGCAAACGACTCTGGAACAGCTTCGCCACATGGTTCACGGGAATCTGGAACCAGATCAGCACCGCATGCCAACCCGCACTGCAAGCCATCGGAACATTCATCACCCAGACCATGAGCCAAATCCAGCAAATCTGGCAAACCGGATGGACACTCATCACCACCATCCTCCAAAACGTCTGGAACACGATCGGCCCCATCATCATGATCGCACTCACCGCGATCATCACCGGCATCCAAACATTCATCACCACCATCACACCACTCCTGCAAGCCGGCATGCAGAACATCCAAACCATCTTCCAAACCGCCGCCACCATCATCAGCACGGTCTGGAACGGACTATGGAACACCATAACCACCGTCGTACAAGGCGCATGGACCATCATCACCACAATCATCAGCACCACACTCGCCGTCATCCAAGGCATCATCCAACTGGCGCTCGCGGTCGTCAACGGGAACTGGAGCGCCGCGTGGTCGGCCATCCAGGGCATCGCGTCGGCAGTGTGGGGCGGCATCCAAGGCGTCGTCTCCGCCGGCGTCCGCATGGTCAGTGGCGTGGTATCCGCCGCATGCTCGACCATCCGAAGCGTGTGGGCCGCGTTGTGGAACGGTGTCAGAAGCATTGTGTCGAGCGTCTGGGGCGGCATCGTCGGCACCGTAAGCAACATGGTTGGCCGTGTCGGGAGTGTCGTGAGCGGGATTGGCGGAACCGTCCGGAGCGCGGTGTCCGGCGCGGGAAGCTGGCTCGTCAGCGCGGGACGCAACATCATCCAGGGATTGATCAACGGCATCACAGGAATGGTCGGCTCGTTGTATTCCAGCATCACCAACGCGTTGTCGGGCTTGGTGGACAAGGCCAAGAGCGCTTTGGGCATCCACTCGCCGTCGCGTGTGTTCCGCGACGAGGTAGGTGCGATGGTCGGACGTGGCATGGCATTGGGCATCGACGATTCCGCGCATGTGGTCAGCCGTTCCATGGATTCGCTCGTCTCCTCGATGAGCCTCTCTGACGCGGACTGGTCGAAGACCGGCAGGCTGAACGTCACCACGGACACGCCATCGGATTCCGACAGGCTCCTGGAAAGCATCGTCGGCAGGATGGATGCATTGATCGAAACCGTTGAAGAGGCATTGTCCGATGATCGACCGTTCACCCAACGTGACTTTGCGAGACTCGTAAGGAGCGTGGCATGAGAACTCTGAGCTACGTGTGTGGCGAGACAGGCGAATCCATTGGGTTCGAGGGGCCGTTGTACGGAGAGACGCTCACCGGACTGCGTGGCCGCGCATGGGATTACAGACTCACCTCGCGTGGTCTGACCGGCGTCACCCGCAAGACACGCGAAACGAACGTCACAGTGAGGATCCATGATTCGCCGGCCACGCTCGACCTGCTGCGCCGTCTCGCTGACGCCGACATGGCAGCCGGCACGCCCGGCACGCTCGTCGCCGACAGTGAATGGGAGACCAGGGCGTGGATCCCGAAAAGCGAGCCGCAGACCATCACACCCACGATGGTCGAGACGCAGCTTGCCGTCGCGCTCCTGGATGGCGTATGGCGGAGGGAGACCACCACGCACCACGATCCGCGAACCGACGCCGGCAGCGGACTTGACTATCCGCACGACTATCCGCACGACTACGGCGGCATGAGCATTCTAGACACCGTGGCCAACACGAGCGGCATGCCGCAGCCGATACGCCTCACGATCTTCGGCCCATGCGTCAACCCGTACGTCATCATCGGCCCCAACCGGTACGAGGTTGACGCGACCATTCCGGCCGGCAGCAGACTCGAAATCGACGGCACCGCTGACGCCAGGACCGTCATCATGATCTCCGACACCGGCCTGCGCACGAACCTCTTCGCCAAGGCCGTGCGCGGCACCGGACGCGGATCCGGCACCTACATCTTCGAACCGCTTCCCCACGGCACGAGCACGATCAGCTGGGCTGGCGGATTCAAATTCGACCTGACCGCCATCGAAGAGAGGAGCGAACCGCCATGGACCTGATCGTCACCGACACGAACGGCACGCCGTCCGGCTCATACGCCTCATGGACGCTCGACCTGGCATACGGGTCGGGGGAGAACGACTTCGACCTCCAATGCCCGGCATGCCTGAAACCAGGCTGCCGATGGTGGGTCGACGGCACCGGCTGGGGCGGCATCGTCGACGACGTGAAGACCAGCGTCACCGGCGGCGAGGGCGAGCTCAACTACCACGGTCGCGACTGGCACGGCCTGCTCGCCTCGAAGATCCTCGAACCCGACAAGGGCAAGGACTACCTGACCATGAGCGGCACGATCGGCACGCTCCTGCGCACCGTCATCTCCCGTATCGGACTACAGGACATCCTCACCGTCACGGAAGGCACGTCCAAAACCGCAAACTGGCAGTTCGACCGGTACTGCGACGCGTGGAGCGGCCTGTCCAAGATGCTGCGCGCATCAGGACTGCGGCTGCGCATCACCGCAGCGCAGAACGGCGTGACAGTCGACGCGCCGCCGATCACGGCCGCCGGCGACCTCATCGACTCCGACCTCATCGACTTCGACGCGACCCTCGCCTCGCATCCGATCAACCACCTGATCTGCCTCGGCAAGGGTGAACTCAAGGACAGGATCGTCGTCCACTGGTACGCCGACCAGAAAGGCACGCTCAGCCACACGCAGACCATCAAAGGCGCGGACGAGCGCACAAGCGTCTACGAGCTCAGCAACGCCGACGCCGCCGAACTCGAGACCAAAGGCAAGACAAAGCTCCAGGAGCTGCGAGATACAGGCAGCATCGACGTGAATGTGGAATCCGACGGCATCGACCTCGACGTGGGCGACACCGTGACCGGCCGCGACAACACCACCGGCATCAAGGTCACCGCCGAAATCACCAAAAAAATCATCAAAATCGAAGACGGCATCCCGACCGTAACCTACGAGGCGACCACCGCATCCACGGAATCGACCGGCGAGACCGGCGGCGGTGGATCAAGCTCCGGAGACGGCCACGCCTACTACGCCGGCAGCGGCCTCACCCTCTCCAACTGGACGTTCAGCGCCGATGTGACCGCCGCCGACCTCGAAACGGTCCGCAAAACCGCCACCGAAGCCAACAAGGCCGCATCCGACGCCGCGGCCGAAATCGGAGGCGCCAGAGATCTCGCCAAACAGGCCGGCGTAAAAGCCGACACGGCCACCACCACGGCGCAGAACGCGTTGGCCGCGGCACAGGCGCGAATCTTGGACATCACTGCATCGACTCCAGTCACAGTGACCCGCACCGACGAGACGGCTGCCATCACCGTCGCACAGGCCACATCATCGGCGGACGGGCTCCTCGCCGCCACAGACAAGAAGAAGCTCGACGGCATCCAGTCCGGCGCGAACAAGTACACGCTGCCAGTGGCATCCACCGCCACCCTCGGCGGCGTCAAACCCGATGGCAAGACCATCACCATCGGCCCGGACGGCACCATCACCGCACAATCCAGCGCGACAGCGGCATCCTTCCTCGCCGCACACCCAATCGGCTCGCTCTACTGGTGCGTCGCCGGAGACCCCAACGACCATGGCGGCACATGGAAGGAAATCCACACCATCATCGGCGGACACGTCTGGCAAAGACTCGCCTGAAAGGAACATCATGGCAAAAACCACGAACATCACCAAATACACATGCGACCGCTGCCACGACAGCGCATACCTCACCGACGGAGATCCGCGCACGTCGAGCGACTGGCACCAGATCAAACACACCACCGCGGACGGAGTGACGCAGGAGGCGCTCGTTTGCACCGCCTGTCAGCAGGAATTCAAGAAACTCGCCGCCACGCAGGACGCGGCCTACACGGCATGGCTTACCGAGGGAAAGGACTGACATGACCACCACGCTCATCACAGGCAAGGGCGGCACACCGCACATCACCAGCGGCGACATGGGCGCCATGCAGGCCGGAGTCATCGGCAATGGCAGCTACCTGCTGCAGGGCAGCGACGGCACTTTCCCTACGGTGACCATGCAGGATGCGAATCACGCGCTGATCCCCGTCCTCAATCTCGTGGTCGAAGGACGATACGCGCGCGTCACCGAGGCCGAGACCGCAACCATCGAAAGCGGCGTGAGTGGCCGGAACCGCAACGACCTCGTCTGCCTCAAATACACGCGGAACGGTCAGAACATCGAGACCGCTGCCATCGCCGTGCTCAAAGGCACGCCAAACACCGGGACGGCCGCCGATCCGACCGTCCCGTCGGGCAGCATCCACTCGGCCTCCGGCACGGCGTGGATCCCGATCGCCCGCATCCCGATCAGCGGGATCACGCCCGGCACGCCGGTCATGCTCATCAAACAGCTGCCTCCCATGTCGAAGCTGTGGGATTCCGTAACCCAGCTATGCCAACTGCAATGGCAGGACACCGCATCGTTCGTTCCGGCTTCTTATGGCGCTTCGAACACCATCACAGTCAAAGACGGTCTGATTTTCGTGGACCTGTCTTCATTCCGAAGCACCGTGAAAGTCGGCGATTACACTGTCTGGCTGTTCAAAGCGGGCGTGAAGCCATCCAAAACGATCGGTCTTGGGTGCGTCGCGAACGTGAACGGCACCACGTACGGCAAACAGGCGAGGTGGAACGCTAACGGGTCGGTGACGCTTATCGGAGGCGTGTGTTCGTCCGATATCGTCCAATGCTTTTCGAAGATCATTCCGGTGCCCGATGGTGTGGAATTCGTCTAGGCCGTCAGCCAGCAGCCGCAGACGCGGAAATAGTATCCGCTGTTCATACTGCCGCTGATCGTGACCTTGCCGCCAGAGTCGAAGGACAAGGCTCCATGCTGCTCGTTCACACCTTCCAGCAGTATCGCGCCTTCACCCTCCGGCAGGAAACCGGCGTCCATCGTCTCATGCACGATCTGGCCGTTGGAATTGATGTTGGACGTGAAGGACGTGTTGCCAAAAGCGAAAGCCATCATGCCGACTTTGGCGAGATGTACCGTCATGCCGTATGGCCCATGCCAGATCTGCCGTTCAAGGGTTACGGAAAGCTAGCGGATTGGGTATGTGACGGTTCCGACGCACTGTTGGCTACTGCCTGTCGAACCGAAGTTAGCAATTCGGATGACACCGTTCGATTGAACAATCAACATTCGCGAGGTCTGACCGTTGGACACGCAGCACATGCCGTTGACTTCAACCGGAGGCCAATACTCTCGCGGCAGAACGTACTTGCACTGTTTCGCATCCCAACTGCCAGCACCAATCGTGCCGCTGAACTTCACGAATATCAACGTTCCGGTTTTGATGACGGTGAACCCTTCGCCGTCGTACAGGGTTACGGAATCCCTTACCGCATGATTGCCTTCTCCCACAGCTTCTGCGCGTCCTTGAGCACTGTCACGTCAGGCCGCAGGTAATAGCGGGCCGTAGTCTCGATGCTCGAATGTCCCAGGGCGCGGCTCACGACGGCCACATCCACTCCGGCAGTCAAAGCGCTCGTCGCCCACGAGTGACGCAGGTTCTCCCTGGGCACGAAAGGGAGACGCTGCTCACGGCACCATCGCCTGTAGCGGCGGTCCACCTGCCCGGGATTCAAGCCGCCGACAAGCCTGCCAGACCCGCCGTGGCGGATCAGCCGCAGACGAAGCACTGCGAACCGGGGGAGCACGAGCTCCCTAGCGGACAGATCGGTCTTCGGCTCGACAACGACCTCGTGGCCGGATAGCCATTGCACACCGCGCCGGATTCGTACCATTCCGCTGCGCAGGTCGATGTCCGACCATTCGAGACCGAGCGCCTCCTCAGGCCTGAGCCCCAGCGTTACACTGCAGATGAGCCATGCCTCGAGCTCATGTCCCCAGAAGCCGCGCAGCAGTGCAGCGATCTGCCGTGCGTCGAGCACGCGTGGCTGGTGATCCGTCCTCTTCGGTCCCCTGACGCGCGTGGTCACGTCCACACTGCTCATGCCCCACCTGGATGCCTTGCGGAGCATGGTGCGGAGAACGCCCCATGCTTTGCGCGCCGCGCCGCGCGGCATGTCGGCCATCCACGTCTCGATCATGTCGGCAGTGATTGAATCGATCTCAAGCCCGCCGAAAGCGTCCACGATGTGGCATCGCCACGCGCTCTCGTAGCCGACCATGGTGCATTCCCTCAGATTCGCGCACGACGGCAGCCACACCTCGTCATGGAAAACGGACAATAGCATCTTTTAACCTCCAAATCCCACACGCCACAGCGGCCTGTCCGCAATGGTCGGTGTGTGGGATTCCACAGTAGAAAGGCCTGTGATGCAACTGCTCGATCAGATCGTCGCATGGCTCGTGCCCGCCATGTGCGGCGGTGCGGTCACGCTTGTCGCGGTGGTGTGGAGGTACGGGCGTGCGATGATTCACGGCCTGCGCGTCCTGCTCCGTGCGGAGATCATCCGCATTCACCGTGAATACGTGCAGACCAACAGTCCGATACCGGTCGAGGTGATGGACGAGGCCGATGACGCGTACAGCGCGTACAGCGCGCTTGGCGGCAACGGGACGGGAACGAAGATGCACAACGAGATCATGGCCGCGCATAACGGCCCAACAAGGAAGGAGCACTCATGACATTGGTGCATTTCCATCTGGCCGACGCCGAGGGGTGTGGCCTGGATGGCAGCGTGAGCCTCGTGCCCACGAGACGCGTCACGGTCGCCGATGCTATCCGCCTGCCGGTCGCACAGACCGTCAAGCTTACGGCGGGCGAGGCCACAGCGGAGGTGATGCCCTCGACGACCCAGTGGGCGTGGAGGGCGTCTGAGCTCGTGGCGGGCGGAATCGTGCGATACGTCGAGGTGCCCGACAAGGAGTCGGCGGAATATTCCGAGCTGGCGGACGTGGATCCCAAGACCCTGGACCAATCCTCGGAGACCGTGGCCGCGTGGGAGACCGTCACGCGTGCCGCGCAGGGCGTGCTCGACCGGATCGGAACGATCGACGACAAGGTGCAGTCCGCCGCGGCTTCGGCCGATGCGGCGAAGGCTTCGGAAACGGTGGCCAGTCAGGAAAGCGCGAAGGCCGCCGCTGCGGCAAGCAAGGCGCAATCCTCTCAGTCCGAGGCAGCCAAAAGCGCACAGGTGGCGCACGAGTCGGAGACCACGGCCAATGGTCTGATCGGCGAGGCGAAGACCATCGCCGGTCAGCTCACCGAAACCGCCGGACAGGTCAAGCAGGATGCGGCCACGGCATCCCAGGCAGCGGAGACCGCCACCGTCAAGGCCGCTGCCGCCGCTACCGCTCAGGATAGAACGGAAACGGCGAGGCAGACTGCGGAGACGGCCATGCAGACGGCTCAGGCCAAGGCGGATGCGGCTGGCGTGAGCGCCGACAAAGCGCAGGCTTCCGAGGCTGCGGCCGCGAAGTCGGCCGAGAGCGCCGGACAATCCAAGTCGGCGGCATCGGCATCCGAGAGCGCTGCGGCACGGTCGGCGACGGCGGCATCCGATTCGGAGGCGAAGGCAAAAGACAGCGAGACCGCGGCCAGTGCCAGCGCGGCCAGCGCGGCGGCAGACGCCCAATCAGCCAATACCTCCGCCAACACGACCACCGCCAAAGCGCATGATGCGGCCATCTCGGCCGATAAGGCCAAGGCCAGTGCGACTGCGGCGAAAACATCTGAGACGGTCAGCGCGGAACATGCCGATACCGCTTCATCCGCCGCCAGTGAAGCCGAAAAGACCCTTGAGCAATTGCGCAAATGGTTCCCCGCGGCCACGATGCGGACGGACCTGTGGATGGAACCCGTGGACTTCGCCGTGGCCGGCCCGTATGAGATTCCCGACCAGCCGACCATCAGGCTCAAACCGGTGGCCGCGTACCTGGACGGGCACACGTCGGACGTGGACGCGTCCATGGCGTCACGGGACGCCGCGGTTGCCACGTTGGCCGGCCAGACCTTGACATGGGTGAGCAATACGACCACGCTGGCGGCCGCGCTCAAATCGGACGGCTACCAGCCAGCGGAAGTCACCATCAAGGCCGGTGACACCACTGTCACCAAGCACGTATACCTTCAGGCCGACCAGCCGGACGGAGTGGTCGGCGACCTGTGGGTGCGCATCGAAAAACTCCACAATGGCCTGCGGTATTACACCGGCGCGTACGGTACTGCCGCCGCGGACGCCAATTCGATGTTCTTCCTCGTGGACAGGCCACGCGAAATCTGGCGGAAAACCATAGACGGCTGGAAGCTTTTGACGGGAAAGGAATTGGAATGAGACGGAAACTTGCCTATTCGAAGCCTGCGCTGACGGATTCCATTGTGCGTTTCGGCAGTCTCCCGCAAGGTGACTGGCATGTCAGCAAGACGGGCGGCCACCTCTTCGTGGGCGACACCAACTGGTCCCATCTCGCCATCATGAATGAGACGACGAACGAAGCGGAATTCCATTTGGACAAGACCACGAGCATGCTGGTGCAGGCGCAGAACAAGACCACTTGCATGGATATCGCCATCGAATCGAAACCCGCATACGACATTTACGTCGGGGGGGGGGCTTCCGAGCTTCTTCACCGCGCAGACCGCACCGTACTAGCCCCGTCAAGGCGGGTGACCGCCGATGAGGATCAGGAACCGGTGCGCCGATCCGAATTGCGAGCGGACGATACCAACATGGAGTTCAACCACGATCCAGGTTGCCGTCACGCAGAACGGCAGGCACTGGAAATACAGCTTTCCCTCACGTGCGAGCTTGATACCGAAGAAAATGTCAGACTGTCTGCTGGTGGAGCTGACGCCTGCAAGCGCATGGGATTCCATACAAGTGGAGAACTCGCACTTGCTTTACTCGTCGTCCGATGGTCTGAAGGTCGCGGACGTGTCCAAGGAGAAGCGAGATATCGCCGCCATCCAGGCGATGGCCGCGTTAGAGGTCACGCCAATCGGCATGTGCTTCATCAAGTTGGACGAGTGGCCGATTTTGCAGGAGGTTGGCGCCAGTATCTTCGCAGCCGACACCGCACCCTACTAAACGATGGTTTGGGGGTGGTCGCGTGAGGATCAGGAATCTTTACGATCCGCCGGCGTTGAAGGACCGTGATCCGGTGGTGCCGTGGGTGCCGGGTGGCATGACGGCCCGCGCGAGGACCACAGCCGAGGGGTGTGAGATAACCGTCACCGGCGATGGTGTCGGCTGGCTGTACCCGCCGCTGCAGGACGGGCTGGCGAAGGTCGTGTGGGAGAAGGCGGACGGCAGCACGCTGATCGGCCTCAGAACCAACGATACGGTGGCCATTTCCCCCGGTGTTACCGTGCTTGTCCGCTTGTGCGGCTACGAGGATGACTCGCTCGTGACCATGCTCAATAACCTCGGCCTGCCGCTGGTGTTCGCCGCCACCGACCGTCCCTACTGATATTTTTCACCAACCACAAAAGCCACCCAAACGGGTGGCTTTTTCATATAGAAAGGAGAGGAATTTGAGCATCCTCAACAAAGGCAAGCCGAAACCGAAGCACATGAAACCCCGCCGACGCTGGCGCACGCCGCTGACAGCGCTCGCCGTCGCAGCCTCCATGGCGGTCGCCCCGGCGGCGATGGCCGACATGAACGGATACGACATCTCGAACTGGCAGTGCGGCATCGACACCGCGAGCGTGCCGGCCGATTTCGTCATCGTCGGCACCACGTGGGGGTCCGGCGGCGTGTACGGCGGATGCCTGTCCAACGGCGTCAACACCGACGCGAACCGGCAGCTCGCCGGCGCCATCAACAGTGGCAAGGAGACCGGCGTCTACCATTACGCGCGCGGCGGCAATCCGGAGACCGAAGCCAGGTTCTTCGTCGACAATGCGCGCGGATACGTGCACAAGAGCGTCCTGATCCTCGACTGGGAGGCCGCGGACAACACGGCATGGGGCGACAAGCAGTGGCCGCGCCGCTGGGCGCGCGAGGTCAAGCGTCTGACAGGCGTTAACCCGATCATCTACACGATGGACTCCGGGTACTGGCAGGTCGCGGGCATGGAGACGGAGCTGAACTGCGGCATCTGGATCGCACAGTACGCGACGAACCTCGTCACCGGATACCAGACCGCCCCATGGAACATCGGAGCGCGCGGCGAGGTGATGAGGCAGTACACGTCCAACGGCAGTCTCAGCGGCTGGTCCGGACGCCTCGACCTGAACAAGTTCCGCGGCGACCGCGCGGCATGGCGCAAGTACGCGAACCCAGACGACAAGGGCACGGCAAGCCTGCCGAACGTCAAGCCGACGCCACAGCCCACGACAGCTCCGACGGTCGACCTGGACGCTTTGGCCACGCGCACCATCCGCGGCGACTTCGGCAACGATCCCGCACGCCGCCAGGCGCTCGGATCCAACTATGCGGTGGTCATGGACATAGTTAACCGGCGACTGTCCGGCAGTGGCGTCACGACGCCATCTGGCAATGCCGGCTACTGCGTAGTGGTCAGCTCCGGCGACACCATGGGCGCGATTGCCAGCCGTACCGGCCGCACGCCGGCCAGCGCGTGGAGCGTGCCCAGCGGCAACATCAACCGCATCTGGCCTGGGCAGCAAGTCTGCTACGGCGGTTCGACCGCTTCCAGCGTCGGTGCTCATGTCGTAACCACCTCGCACGTGGTCACCGCGGGCGAGAGTCTGTGGAAGATCTATGGTTCCGGCTGGCCGGCCGCGGCACAACGCAACGGGTTGCGTGCCCCGTACACGATTTATCCCGGTCAGGTCTTGCACTGACCGGCCTTGAATTTTAAGGAGGTGTGGAATGGGCGAATTCAATGCCAATGGCTACCTGCTGCCGGACAAGGCGTATCAGGCGCTCAAGTGGCTCGCGTTGATCGCTTTGCCTGCGGTCGCGTGGCTGGTCGGTGCGGTCGGCCCGCAGTGGGGATTGCCGCACTGCGGTGAGATCGTCACCACGATCAACGCGGTCGGCTTGTTCGTCGGCGCTCTGATCGGCGTGAGCCAGCTCACGGCAGCCAAGCCGGACGGTTCCGACGAATAAAAAATCATTGCCACCGATTCGGCGGCAACACTTGACAGAGCTTCGCGTCGAACTTGACGGCTGTTAAGTCCATGCGAAGTTGCCCCTCTCTCGGCTGATGCTGGGGGAGGGGCGTTTTCGTGTTTCCGGTGGGTGTATCATACGGAGAAAGCAGAAAAATAGAGTCTACTTTGAGTGACACTCAGGTGGTGGAAACACGAAACTCCAAGCGTGGCAACGCATGTAGAAACCTCACTGCTATAAACCGTGCTTATAACGACACTCAAATTTTCTTGATGTCTTATAGCTGGCGGTTTTGTGATAGCTTGAGCGGGTTGCATTGTTCATATCAGATGGAGGATTCATGTCCGCTCTTACTTCCGTCTCCGGTTTCCCGCGCATCGGCCAGAACCGTGAGCTGAAGAAAATCATCGAAGCGTA